TTGGATAGTATCGGTTGGATGGTTATCGGTTGGATGGTTATCGGTTGGATGGTTATCGGTTGGATGGTTATCGGTTGGAGGGTTATCGGTTGGATGGTTATCGATTGGAGGGTTATCGGTTGGATGGTTATGGTTTGGTGAAAACATATTTTACATCGTGGTGTGGACTTGGATATAAGTAAGTGTCTAATGGAAATAACTTGTATTGATCAACGCTTTTATCCCATAATTGATGTAAATTTGGGAAATCATAATCATCCATTATCAATACAGTTCCTTTACGTGATAATCGAAGTGAATGAGTAATATCACTTTGGGCAACTTCCGTAGAATGTCCGCCATCAATATGAATCACGTCATATATACCTTCATGTTTCGGGATGGTCAATGTGCTATCTCCAAGTATAAGACGTATTCTATTTCCAAACGTTTTCTTTAATTGAAGAAAACACGGGTATGTATACCGATGCTCGCCTAAATCAAAACATGTTAATGTGATGTGTGGATTAGATAACAACATTAACAGAGCCGAAAATCCGGAATTAAAACCAATTTCCATGACGTTTCGAATATGACTAGGCAATACTATATTGCTAATGTTTTTGGTTTTATGTAAAAACAAATCAGTATAGGTTGTCGTATGATGATACATAAAAATATTTCCTTCTAATAATTCCCCACAATTCGAAATAAAAGGGAGTAAATATAGGTTGATATATTCCTTCGCGCTATCAATATGTTGTTGAATAGTGGCGTCTTTTAAAGAAACCAGATAGTTTGTCATTTTTTCTCGTTTGCTTTCGAATACATGTAGTCCGCCCGGAAAATGGTGAATGGTTTTATCGCTATACACGTTTGAATCGTTATTTACAGCATACGATTTCAATACTTGGTTATCATACATACCATATTTAAAAGCGTTATACACGATAAACGGTTGATCGTGGAAAAAATGACTGCGTTGTGCCATATCCGCACGTATATTCGAAAATAAATCGTGAACCGCTGTACAATTGTTGAATAGAATAATGCCGCTCGTGAATGCTACTTTGTCGGAATAATTGTCTATTTCATCTCCAAATAACGCCTTTCCCCAAAAATCAGTAGGGTCATCAATACTACCTTCTTCTAGAACATACAACACATCCTTTTCCGCCAATTGAAAAATAGGATTCAAATCGTTTTTGATGATAACGTCGGTGTCTAAATACAACACTTGACTATAATTCGAAACGGATTGTAATTGAAATAAATCCAGACGGGCCTTACACGAAGCATCTATGTTTGTATATGTATCATTTATTTCGAACCGGATATTTTCACTATATAAATGGCTTTGTGTAATTCTATTCATAAATTCCGTTGATGTGTATATTAAAATGTCTATGTGTTCGTCGATTTTACCATAAATATAAATGCTTTCCAATAAAAGAAAACACATTTGTAGATATGTGTGGTTATTAAACACACATAGGAAAACACATTTTTTGGTCATTCTATATTACGATACTTGATATAAATATAATTATTATTACGCGATATACATCTTTACGCGATATACGTTTCTAAAATCCTATATGCGAAGAACACATAACGTAAGTGGCTTCCAGTGTTCGTCGGGGTTTGGGTATAAAAACTACTCTCGATGTATATAGTATTATGTCCGCTTCTCAAAAAGTCGACTCTCAAAGTGAAATCAACGATATTCGGTCTGCCGGAGATTTCAAAGGTGTCACCTTTTCCGGATTCAAAAAAACCGAAGTGCGCAACCAATTCATTGAAAACTTAAAAAAAGGCAAAGTCGAACCCGCGTGTTATTGGTGTGCGGAATTAGTGTGTGCTGGCCATTATATCGATGTATGGGAAACCATTCTGTATTTTATGGGGAAACATATACATTTAGGCAATCCTAAAATGGCAATCTATTTACAAATGCGATTCCAAGTGTTTCGCAATATCGTGTCGCAAGGGTTTTATACATCCGAACTACAATTACGCAACAACTTATCTATCCGGAAATTGTTTGCTGAACTCGTTTGTAATATCGCGTTGTCGAATAAAAAACCCAGTTTCGAGAGTATTAAAATAAACCGCGAAGAAGAATTCGATATGACACAAATGAGCGAACGACTCAAAGCGACGGCATCCACTTTCGCCGAACCCATTTTCCAAGTAAAAGACCCGAAGGAATTGTGGATTGCCGTGAACGAATTTGCGTATAATATTTCGCCGGGAGTGCGCAACATGAACAACGCGTGCTACTGGATCGAATGGTTGACCGAATTTGACGGGATTTGTAAAGGGAAAAAGGAACCTACACGTTGCGAGGCGCGGAATTATGGGGTGGAAAACAAATATCGCCGGGATATTATTTGGATGGTATGGGACACGTTGATTTATTATGCCGATCAACGGGGCGACGCGTTTCTGAAAAAGATTTTGTTAGCATTACTCGATTTGTTTTGTATTAAATATACTACTGCGTCGAGTAAAAAACGCCGGTATTTGTTGTATTTCGCCGTTGCGTTATTGACCGAAACGGTGCCTACCGGTATAGAAATCATCGCGGACAAGGCAGTTCTGGAAAACGTGGTTGCCCAAATCAACAATGTGTACAAACAAATCAAGAAAAACGAACAGAGTCCGAATATGGAGTATTTGTTTTCCGGAATCGACCGGGAAAACAACTTCGAAAAAACCATTATGAAAATGGAAATGATGAATGCGATGGATATGATATAACCGAAACCTACCTACATAGTTGTAGGTGTGTTTGTATTATGGGTTTTCGGGTAACTACGTTTATAGGTCACTACGTTTTCGAGTCACTGCGTTTATAGGTCACTACGTTTAGCGGTCACTACGTTTTCGAGTCACTGCGTTTTCGAGTCACTGCGTTTAGCGTAACGATAGACCTTGGATACTAAGGTTTATATTATTCGTATTATTGCTGTATACTCCTGAATTGATTTCGATGTTTTGTGTTCCTGAAATATCATTACTATTCAGCGTTATTCCTTTATTTAATACGGATAGTTTGATTGGATTATCCGTGTTCAGAAAAATACGATTGCTAAAGCCTACCCACGTTATACCATCTGATGATATGGCAGTTGAATCACCTGTACCAGCACCGCTTTTTCCTGCAGCAATAAATTGTTTTCCATTCCATACTACACTATACCCTTTACCAGCGAAAACGTCCGTCTCTAGTTCATACCAGTTAGTTCCATCGGGAGATGTGGCAACTGTGTTTGTTCCTTCTCCAACCGCAACCCATATTTTTCCATTCCACTCTACATCGTTCCCTCGTGTGGTAAATATACCAGAACCTCTTGCATCCCAGTTAGTTCCATCGGTGGATGTAGCGATAGTATTTGTCCCTGAACCAACCGCAACCCATATTTTTCCATTCCACGCTATACCGCTGCTTCGTGTGGTAAATATACCAGAACCTCTTCCAGTCCATATAATTCCATCGGTGGATGTAGCGATAGTATTTGTCCCTTCTCCAACCGCAACCCACATAGACCCGTTCCATGCTACACTATTTCCGGCAACACTAAAAATAGTTGTACCAAGTCCAACCCAATTGATTCCATTATACGAATACGCGATTGTATTTGTTCCTTCGCCAACGGCAATCCACATTTTACCATTACATACAACTCCGTTTCCAGAGGTGCTAAAAATAGTAGATCCAAGACCCGTCCATCGAATTAAGTCATATGAATACGATAATTTATTTATGGCGGTGGACGAACCGGTTGCTACATATAATAACCCGGTTGAATTAGATACGATTTGTGAAAAACTTGCGTCATATATATTTCTCCATTTACCCCCATTTTCAATAATGCGGGTGAAACCTCCACCACACCCAATCACGGATGGAGTTATGGATACGTTATATGGCTTTGAGTGATTGCTTTCAATAGATTGGACTGTGCCAACAATTGCAACATTTGTCCATGATACTCCATCAGATGAATATTTTATGACGTTGCTTCCTCCACCAATCCATAATGACCCCATAAACTTTATACAATTAATTGATACTGAATTGACATTTGTCGTCCAAGTTATTCCATCCGTAGACTGAATTGTATCAATATTACATGTCATAATCCATCGATTTCCATCCCATGATACGGATGATGACTCATTTGTGTTTGGTGATGTTGTTGTAGTCCATTTTATGCCATCATATGAATATAGAATACTTCGAGGCGTAGACGCTTGAAATCCTCCGGCAACCCATATCGTTCCATTCCATTCAATAAAATAAAATGAACGATTTGTATCTGATACGGTACATGCGTTCCAATTGATTCCATCATATGAATAAACTGCTTTTCCAGAGTCGCCTCCAGCAACCCACATCATTCCATTCCATTTTACACTATTTGGGTTGGTAAGGCCTCCATTACTAGTTTTGCCGGTATACTGCCAGTTAATTCCGTCATATGAATATAAAATTGTATTTGTAAGAGTAGGTGTCCGTACAGTAATAATCCACATCGTATCATTAAAATCTAATCCTTGTAAATTAAGGGCTGTAAGTAGAGGGGTTTTTGTATTAGAATTCCAATGAATTCCATTATATGAATACAGAATAGTACTATTCGACCCTGCCGCGACCCATATTTTACCATTATATTTAACTGCATATAGTAGGTTGGTATTTGTCGTATTCGCATTCGCCCACATTTTTCCATCATAAGAATGTATTAGTTTTCCGTTGTTTAGGGCAGCCACAAACATAGGGAATAACGTAATCGTATGTTGGAGAGCGCCATTCCATGCTACAGCATAACAATATCTATTAAGTGAATTGATTGAATTTCCGTTAGTCCAATTGATTCCGTCATACGAATATGCCAGATTATTACTGTCGGTACTACTAGTCGCTCTACCCCCTGCAACCCACATCATTCCATTCCATACTATAGTTCGAACTTCCCTTAGTAATCCTCCATTCGAAGACGCAGCAGTCCAGTTGAATCCGTTGTAGGAATACGCTATTACCCCTACCGTCAATGCTGATTGCCCCCCCGCAACCCACATAATACCGTTCCACGCAACACACCAACACGCATATGCCAATCCACCAGTCGAAGAGATTGCCATCCATGTATTTCCATCATATGAATATGCCATTGCACCTACCGGTCCAGTTGCTTCACCACCAGCAATCCACATGGTTCCATTCCAATTGCTAATACATCGAACCGCAAGTGATATACCTCCGGTTGAAGATGCAGAGGTCCATTTGATACCATCATAGGAATACGCGATTGCTCCTGTTGTCGATGACGATTTCCCCCCCGCAACCCACATCGTTCCATTCCAATTTACACTGCGACATTCGGTAGATAATCCTCCACTTGCATCTGAAGCAACCCCAGTCCAGATTAATCCATCGTAGGAATATGCAATTGTATTTGTTCCTGCCCCCCCCGCAACCCACATCGTTCCATTCCAATTTACACTGCGACATTCGGTAGATAATCCTCCATTCGAACTCACAGTATACCAATTAATTCCGTCATAGGAATACGCGATTGCCGTTGTTGTCGATGACGATTGCCCCCCAGCAACCCACATCGTACCGTTCCATGCGACTGTATACCCATCGGTTAAAGTTCCATCTGATAATGCAGGATTCCAATTAATCCCGTCGTATGAATAGGCGATTTCTGGAATCGCACTAGTAGAACCTTCACCAACCGCAACCCACATCCCTCGTCTCTGTGGACCAAACGTATACGTTTGATATCCGGTAGCATTCCCGTTGTCTTCTATTGAAAGCGTTATTCCCGATTCATTCACTACCGTTCTTCCCGGAAACGAAACAATTGTATCCGTATTTGTATACGTTTCCAACGGAACAATCTTTACATTTTCGGTATTATTCATCAGTTGACCTAAATCCACGTTTACACCATTTAGGTTTGTAGAATAATTTGTGGACGTATACGACATTATATACTAAACCCGTATAATATATAATGACAACGACATCTTCTCCTACGACATCGACACCATCACCTACGATGCCATCCGCCGATAATTACCGAAACGAATATATGGTCGAGCTCGAAACCAAAATAAATACCGAAATCGGATACCGATTCTGGAAAAAATACGTGAATGCCGCGTTCTGGAGTTATATTTCGCTTCCCATTAATCTGTCCATTACCATGATGACGGCCCTTTCCACTGGACAAGCGACTACCGACAATCTGTTGCCAAAATCCTTGTATATCAATATCAGTTTAGCGACTCTCGTTATTTCCGTTCTAAATACCTATTTCCGACCATATGTCCAAATGAACCAAAACATCGAATATATGAATAAATGGAGTGTGTTAGGGTGTCAATTCGAGGAAATCTATTATAGCGAGAATCGGACTCTCGAACATATCAATACGCGTATCACTCGCTACGAGAATTTACTGAAAAGCATCAACGATTTGAAAAAAGCCGAAATATTGGAATCCCAGAATTTCTTGACCGATTCCATACATTTAGCGCTACGGTCTTGCTATTGTTGTTTGAAAAACAAAAACAGTTGGTTGGCATTGGATAAAACGCTAAAGGCCGAAGACGATGACGAGAAAAAACGACAGGAAGAGAAACGACTTGACGAAGAGAAACGACTTGACGAAGAGAAACGACTTGAAGAGGAACAAAAAGAAGAGGAATCCACTGACGACAACCCAGATACCGAAAACCCAGACGAAGACCCTTCAATGGACAACAATGTCGGATTCATCGGGAAATTTCGCGCCTTGACGAATGTCGGCGTCCAACCCATACAAAACACATTGATTCATGTTTCGCCGGAAATGGAACAATTGTATTTGGAATTCAGCGAACATATAGAACAACCACTGCCAATCACAAAACCACCAACAATGAGCCCAATGACAAAACCCCAAATAACAACCGAAACAACCAATACAAATACACCCGACGAAATGGTCTAGAATACCAAGAATTCAACTAAGTATACCTACAACTATGTAGGTATATTTTTCAAAAATCCCTCACCCAGGAGGGGGGTGTAGGGGGAACCTGGGTTCCCCCACCTAGCAGTTGTACTCGATATATCGTCCGGCGTTATCGCTGAACCCGTTGAGTTGTCGCCCGATACGTTGAGTAAAACAATACCATTTATCGGATACTTGTAAATCTTTCCACACGACGTCGTTGGCATATATCCAGTGTTGTCCGGTTTTTTCCAAGAGTGGAATAGCCCATTCGTATAATTCGATGAGAGCGTCGTAGTATCGAGCGTGGACTAAATAGGCACTGGCGGTTTGAGCATATCGAACACGTGTTAGAAACGGTGTGTCGG